GTGCTGGCCATAGAAGGCAAACGCTTCACGGTCGCTCGATGCTGCGCTGTGGCTGACGGCCTGCTCGCGCCCCAGGGAAGCCCGAAGCGGAAACTCAAGACGTGGACCTGCACCGAAGATGAACTCTGGTAGGCCCAACGGAAAGGTGAGCGATGGCGGCGACAAGTGACATCCGAATTCCCGAGCGCGCGGCCCGCCGCCATTCGCTCGACCGTCTGGTTCGGCTCTTTGTGCTCCGCGCGCAAGGCAACCTGGAGAAATGGGGGGAGCAGGATTTTGAAACTCTTGGACTGGCCATCTCCGAGGAAACCGGGGAACTCTGCCAGGCGATTTTGAAAGCTCGGCACGAGGGCGGCTCGCCGGAACGCATCCGGCAAGAGGCGATAGACCTCGGCGCTCTGTGTGTGCAGGTGCTCGCGCATTGGCCGAACGAAAAGCTCAGCCATGAGGCGGGCACAAAAACTCATGAATAAACCCCAAGGCGACCAGCCCGCCGAATTGGCTGGAGCGACTGGTTCGGCGCTCCCGTGTCCATTCTGTGGATGTCAGGCTGAGTACCGTGACAGCAGTTACCCGACTGAACGGCGCGTGTGGGTGACGTGGTGGCTGCTCCAGTGCGTGGCCAACGATTGCGGTATATGGTCATCCGGCAAGACCAAGGAAGCCGCATTGGCGAAATGGAATAGGCGCACAACGCCGAACACCGAAGTCAGCGACGCCGCCGCCCCGGCGTCGAACACAAACCCGAAAGCGACGGGGCGGCGTTCGCTGGACTGATTGGTTAGCTGCCTATGATGACACCTGAACAACTCAACGAAATTCAAACCGCGCTCAAGCAACTCGACAACCTCAAGGATGTCGCGGACGTGGTGGACGACCACCTCGGCGTGGAAAACAAAGACAAGCCGATTGACGAGCGAATCCACGCGCAAATGTCTGGACTACTGGCTGCGCTCGAAAGCGAGAAGCGCAAAACCCGCGAACTCGCCGAGGCAGCTAACCAGCACGTAACGCCTCTCTGACAATGCCACGCGATTGGAAAGGTCCGTTCAGCAGGCGCTTGCAGGTCCGCGCTTCCGAGCGCGGACGCAGGATGGCGAATCGCCGCTGGGAGCTGGATCGTGAGCGGCGGCACCGACTGGTTGAGCTCGCCCGAGCATCCGGGTCCGACCAGATCATTCGCCGGATCCTGGTGATCGACCACGAGCGGACGGTGCGCGAGGCCGTGATCCTCGAGTCCGATTCCTACCTCGCCGCCCGGAGAAAATTGCGCGCGGTGCTGAGTTCCGGTTGATCCGACCGAATGTAGATGCGCAACTGGTCCCCGACATGAATGGGACCAGCGAACTTCAGCTCCTCCTTGATACCTTGCAGGGAGATCACGGTTGGATCGCCGCCATCGGCGTCTGGATCGGCGCGCTGCGTGTGGCGCTGAAGCCGTTCGGTGCGCAGATCACCTCGTTGCTGGATCGTGCCATCGAGCGCGCGCGGGAGACCGATGACACGGAGGACGACCAGTTCATCCTCCGTGTTATCTCCTCCCGGTGGTACCGGGTGCTCGCGTTTCTGCTGGACCTGCTCGCCTCGGTGAAACTCCCGCTCTCGATCTGCAACCAGCCTCGAAAACCATGAAACGATCCCTCTCATTGCTGCCGCTCCTCCTCCTGCTCGCATCCTGCGCCGCCATCGCCCCCGGGAGCGACCCGGTGCTCGTGAACGCCGAGCGCACCACGGCGGTGGCCATCGACGCGGTGGACACCTACCTGCAATGGGAATTCGATAACCGGGAGACGTTATCCGCCATTCCTGAGATCCGGGAAACCGCGGATTACCTGCGCCGGAACGCGCCCACCTGGTTCGAGACCGCGCGCGAGATCACCAAGTCATACAAGGTCAACCGCACGGAGTACAACCGGGCCAACCTCAACACCGCCATGAACGTCCTGAACCGCGCGATCATCCAGGCCCAACGCTACCTGCCAAAAAAATGAACCCTGCCATGATTCTCACCCTGGCCGAGGCCGCGGTGCTGCTCATCAAACAGCTCGGCCCGGTGCTCAACGAGCTCCGGCAATCCAGCGAGCTCACACCCGAACAGGAGGCTGAGCTGGACGCCCGGATCGCCGCCCTCCGAGACCAGGTCCACTGGAAGGTCGATTGATCGCCCAGCTCCCTAACGCCACCGCCCCGGAGATCGGCACCTGGTTGATCTCCTGTGCAGCCGTGATGGCCATCGTGACTCTCGCCATCAGCATCTACGGGAAACTATTTCCCAAACGACACCCGCCCATCGAGACGGAGTTCGCCACCAAGCGGGAGCTGAAAAACCAGGCGCAGTTCTGCATCCCCCGGATCGACCGGATCGAGCGGGAGTTCCTGGCCCGCGTCGAGTTCCAGGATTTCAAGCGCGAGATCCGCGAGGAGCTCGTAGGGATCAGCTCCCGCATTGCGTCCACCAACGTGCTCGTGATCGAGAAGCTGGATGTGATGAAGGGTGATCTCATGGCGGCCGGCGAGCGCCGCGCCTCTGTGATTCATGCGCGGATCAATGACATGTCCAGCCTCGTGAGCCGCGTGGACGAAAGAACGAAACAACCATGACCAGAAATCAGCAAATTCGCGATGAGGTGCTGCTGCAGCTCTACGGCGCCGGCCAGCGCATCGGGCTCTCGGCCGATCACATGGCCCGCACCGCCAAACGCAACGGCGATGATTTCACCGCGGATGAAATTACGGAAGCCGGGCTGTTCCTGGTGGGTAATGGGTTCGCCGAGCAGGTGCGGCGTGAGGTCACCGGCGAGGTGCGCTTCCGGATCACCAGCGCGGGCGTGAACGAATACGAGACCACACAGTGACCGTGAACAATTCCGCATTCCGCATTCCGCATTCCGCATTTTGAACAACCGGCGCACAGGCAAGGTCGCTCGCCTCCCGAAAGAGATTCGGGACCAGGTGAACGCGCGCCTGCGCGACGGCCTGACCTACCTCTCTATTGCCGCCTGGCTCTCGGACCTTAGCTACGGGGACATCTCTGAGTCCAACCTTTCGAACTGGTTCGAGGGCGGCTACCTGGATTGGCAGCAGCACCAGGACCGGTTGGAGACAGACAAGCTCAAGCGTGAGTTCGCCCTCGAGCTCGTGAAGGAGAACGAAGGCTCGCAGATCCACGAAGCCACTTTGCAGCTCGCGGCCAGCCAGCTCTACGAGGTGCTGACGGATTTCAATGTCGGGCCGCTCAAGGAGACTCTGGCAGACAAGCCCGGGCTTTACCCGAAGATCGTTAACTCGCTGGCGAAGCTCTCCGAGGGCGGCCTGAAGTACGAGCGCTACCGGGACGAAGTGAAATCCAGGAAGGCCGTCATCGAGCGCGAGCTGGGCGCGGCCCAGAGCAAAGGCGGGATCACGCCCGAGACCCTGGACAAGATCAAGCACGAGCTGAACCTCCTGTGAAAGCCGGCGAAAAATTCTTCCTCCCCTACCAGGTGCGCTGGGCCAATGACCCGGCCAACCTGCGCATCTGCGAGAAGAGCCGCCAGATTGGCCTGTCCTACGTGGACAGTTTCGACTCCGTCTGTAAGGCCTCCGTGAGAGGCGGCCGTGACGTGTGGGTAATGAGCCGGGACGAGATCCAGGCCAAGGAGTACGCGCGCTACTGCAAACGCTGGGCTGCCGTGCTCAAATACGCCGCGCAGGACCTGGGCGAAATCACGATGGACGACTCGAAGGGCAAGTCCATCAAGGTGCAGGTCCTGGAGTTCGCCAGCGGCGCCCGCATCTACGCCCTCTCGTCCAATCCGGACGCGATCGTGGGCAAGACCGGTCACGTGAAGCTCGACGAGTTCGCGCTCCACAAAAACCAGCGCGAGCTCTACCGGGTGGCCAAGCCCGTGATCCAGTGGGGCGGCACCCTCTCGATCATCTCCACGCACCGCGGCGTGGGCACCGTGTTCAACGAGTTCATCCGCGACATCCGCGAGAAGGGGAACCCGATGGGTTGGAGCCTCCACTCGATCACCATCCAGCAGGCGGTCGAGGACGGCATTGTGGAGAAGATCAACCAGGCCACCGGCGGCATGGAGACGCGGGAGGCCTGGCTGGCCCGCCAGCGCGCCGAGTGCATGGACGATGAACAGTGGATGCAGGAGTATTGCTGCCAGCCGGCAGACGAGGCATCCGCGTTCCTCTCGTACGACATGATCACGGCGTGTGAGAGCGACGATGCGCGCCGCGACTTCGACTACCTGAACACGTGCCACGGGCCGCTTTACGTGGGGCTCGACGTAGCGCGAACGGTCCACCTGGCAGTCATCGACATTGAGGAAAAGGTCGGAGACGTGCTCTGGGAACGGATGCGGATCGAGCTTCAAAATAAGACCTTCGCAGAACTCAAGTACGAGCTCTATCGCGTGCTAGCACTCAACCAGGTCAAGCGCTGCTGCATTGACTCCACCGGCCTGGGGATGCAACTCGCCGAAGAGGCGAAAGAAAAATGGGGATGGAAGTGCGAGGGTGTGATGTTCAACGGTCCGGTCAAGGAGGACCTGGCGTTCCCTCTCCGTGCCGCACACGAGGACCGCACCCTGCGCTATCCGCGAGAGGCCGCACTGCGGGCTGACCTCCGTGGAGTCAAGAAGGAGACCACGATCGCGGGTAACATCCGCTTCGTTGGCGAGTCCAAAGATTCCCACTGCGACCGTTTTTGGGCGAAGGCCCTGGCGCTCCACGCGGCGAAGGCGCCGAAAGTGGCGCCGATGGCGCATTGCGTTGAGGCATGAATCCCATTTCCACCATCCGATCCTGGTTCACCCGCGAGAAGGGGTTGTCTGGCAGCACGGCCGCCTGGCTGCGCGGCGATGACGTGAGTTCCCAGGCCAACTCGCTCAACCTCGCCAGTGCCCAGGAGCAGAGCGTGTGGATTTACTCCTGCGTCTCGGTCCTGGGTGAGAACGTCGCGAACGTGCCGTTCCGGTTCTCGACCGGCACGCGCAAGGGCGAGGACATCCTCGAGGAGGGGCCGGCTGTGGACCTGTTCAATCAGCCGCATCCGATGCTCTCGCGGTTCGAGTTCTGGGAGCTGCTCATCCAGTGGCTGATGCTGCGCGGCCGGTGTTTCATCATCGGTCTTACGAAAGCTGGTGAGGTGGTCTCCTGGGGAGAGCGCTTCGGCCAGCAGGTGCCGGTGGAGCTGTGTTTCCTGAACCCGGACCAGATGCGGTGCGAGAGCCTCGGCGGGTCCACCATCTGGATCTACACGTCCCGCTACGGCGATCAGATGTCCTCGCGCGCTTTCCTACCCGAGGAAGTGGTTTATTTGCGGCTGCCCGGGATCTCGAACTTCTACGACGGCCATAACCCGCTGTTCGTGGCCGCCCTGGCCGCGCAGACGGATTACCACTCGGCCCAATTTATGAAGGGCCTGATGGCGAATAACGCGGATCAGGGCATGGTGGTGGGCACGGAGCAGAAGCTGGGCGATGAACAGCGCGTCCAGATCGAGGCGGCACTCCGGAACCGGAAGCGGATGGCCGGCCGAGCGGACAAGCCGCTCATTCTCGAAGGCGGGCTCAAGGTGGAGAAACCCACGGTGAGCGCGGCGGACATGCAGTTTCTCGAGAACCGAAAGTTCAACCGACAGGAAATCTGCGCCGTTTATCGCGTGCCGCAGGAGGTGCTCGGGTTCACGGAGGATGCAAACCGCAGCGTGAGCGATGCCGCGCGGCTCAATTTCATCGAGAACCGGATCCTGCCGCTCTGCGAACGGATCGAGGCGAGCATCGACCGGATCGTCAAATCGTTCGGCGAGGATCTGTGGGGCTGGTTCGACGCCGAGACGCTACCGGTGATGCAGGCGACGCGACGCGCGCGATACACGACCGCGATTCCGGCGTTCAATATCGGGATCCCGCTGAACACGCTCAACCAGGTGTTCGATCTCGGCCTGCCGGGTGATCTGCCGCATGGGGATAAAGTTTTCCTGCCGTTCTCGGTGCAGGAATTCGGCGCACCGCCCGAGGAACCCGCCATCCCGCCGCCGGATTCAACCTCAGAGAACGCAGAGAACGCAGAGAACGCAGAGAAGCCGGAGGAGGGGACGGCGGAAGCGGAAACCGAGAAGGGCCTGGCCCTGCTCAAAGCCGCAACCCGCACTCCGCAACCCGCACTCCACACCTGCGGTGCGGACACGGCCTACGCGCGCAGCATCGCCGGCAGTATCAGGTTGAAGCAAGGCCGGCTGCGAAAGTTCTTTTTCGAGCAGCGGAACCGCGTGCTCGAGAAGCTGGCCCAGTTGATGGAACGCGTGGCGCACTATGCGGCCGAGGAAGAACGCGTCTTTTCGGATGTCTTCAACCTGCTGGACGAGCACAAAATTCTCTGGCAGCGGCTGGGCCGGTTGCTCGCGAAGGACCTCGAGTTCGGCGTGGCCCAGATCGGCCAGGACCTCGGCCTCGATGATTTCAAAGTGCCGCCCTCGGACGCCATCGCGTTCATGAACGGCCGCGAAAACATGGTGCAGGAGATCAACCGCACCACGTTCAACCGCCTGATGGCCGGACTTCAGGAAGGTCTCGCGGACGGCGAGAGCTACGAGCAAATGGCCGAGCGCGTGAAGGCCACGTTCAAAGACGCCTCGGATTCCCGGGCCCACAGCATCGCGGTGACGGAGACGAATATCGCCATCAACTCAGGCCGGTTCGCGGCGATGGAAGCCGCCGGCGTGGAGAGAAAGGGCTGGGCCACCAGCTCTCTGGACGGCGTCCGCCCCGCGCACCAGGTCGCGGGCGAGCGCTACGCGGACGGCATCCCGCTGGATGAACCATTCGAGGTGGGTGGCGAGCTGCTGGATTACCCCGGAGATCCCAAAGGGAGCCCCGGGAACGTGATCAACTGCCGGTGCTTCACCTTCGCTGTCCTTGACCAGAAATCCGCATTCCGCATTCCGCATTCCGCATTCCTGGCATACGAGTCCTGGGCTGCAAAAACGATCCAGGATGCCCCAGGACAACTTCCCACCCCTCACACCCCATGAACCCAACCAAAGCCGAATTGCAACCGGATCCCGGCGTTTTGCAAGCGCATCCTGAACGTGCTCTGACTCTCTCGAACGGCCGGCTCGGGCTCCGCAGCCAGCTCTCCGTGAAGGTGACCAACCCCGGCGTGGGAGAAGCCACCCTAGATTTCATCGCGTCCGACGCAACGCTCGACCGCTACGATGAGGTGATCGACCCGGCCGGCTGGGATCTCACCAACTACCGGCGGAACCCCGTGGTGGTGGACTCGCACGATTACGGCTCGATCAGCCGCGTGATCGGCCAATCCCTACTGACCGAGGTGCGGGACGGGAAACTCCTGAACCGGGTCAAGTTCGCCCTCGAGAATCCCCTGGGCAAGCTCGCGCACGCGCTCGTGCGCGAGGGGTTCATCCGGTCCGAGTCGGTCGGGTTCCTCCCCCTCGAGAGCAAGCGGGGCGACCCGGACAAGGGGGAACCTCGGCGCACCTACACCAAACAGGAGCTGCTCGAGATCAGCCTCGTGGCGGTGCCGGCTAACCCGGCGGCGACCATCGGCCTGGCGCTCAAGAGCGGCGCCCTCGAGCGGCGCGATCTCACGGACGTGATCGAGATGCTCAGACAATTTTCCAACAACGAGAGCCCCGCGGACAACCCAAGCGACCGGGTCCGCGCGGCTGACTGGTCGCAGTTGGCGCAACGCATCGAAACAATCGCCCGCGCATCGCGGGCTTGAAAGGAACCAAGTGGACACTGACATCACCAAGAAAATTGAAGACGGTCTTGCCGCAATCGAGACCGGAATGAAAGACACCTCCGGCCGTCTCAAGACGCTCGAGGGCTCGGTGGGCAACATCAAAGCCATCGAGGACACCCAGAAAAAGCTCACTGATGAGATCGCCGATCAGCGCAAGCACCTGAACGACGTGCGGCGCGCCGTGCTCAACCCGCGCCTGCGCGCCCACCGGCCCGCCGGTGGAGTTTCGGACGAAGCCGCGGCTGCGCTAGGCTCCTCGGTCATCCTGAATCTGGAGCGTGGACGGATGCTCGAGCGTTGCTTCGAGCAACCCCACCACTACAAGCGGATGCTCGACGATGCACAGTCCATCACCAAGTCCGCTCTGACTACGAGCGAGGTGCCGCTTCCCATCTCGTATTATGGGGAGCTCAACGAACTCATCGCTGAGTACGGTGTGGCCCGGCGCTCACTTACGCCCTGGCCGCTCTCCGGCGGCACGGACAAACCGCCCCGGAGCAAGACCGGGTTCACGTTCACGCTCGTCGCGATCAGCGGGCTCTTCGCCGAGAAAGCCCCGGCCATCGAGTTTTGCACGCTCAGCTCCCACAAGTACGGCGGCATCATCCTGGTGCCCCGGGAGCTCCGGGAGCAGAGCATCGTCAACCTCGGCCAGTACTTCGCGAAGATGGCCTCCACTCGGTTCGCGCTGATCGAGGATACGGTCGCGTTCCTCGCGGACGCCACGGCCACCTACGAGAGCCGCAGCGGCATCTGCAAGGTGCTGGATGTGGACGGCACGTACGAGGTCAACACCGATGCCGGCAAGACGAGCCCGAGCGACATCGAGGTGAAGCACCTGCGTTCGATGATCAACAAGGTCAACCCCGGTGCGCGCGCGAAGGGCCGCTGGTACATGAACCAGACCTGGGAACCCTACCTGCCTGAATTCAACACGGCCGCGAACCAGTATACGTTCCGGTACGGCCCGAACAACCAGGCCTTCCTGCTCGGCTACCCGATCACCTGGGTGGAAGTCATGCAGGCCTACACCGAGGACGCCGCCATCAGCACGTATCCGCTGCTCTTCGGTGACCTCTCCTGGTGGCTCTTCGGCACCCGGCCGGGACCGCGCATCGACGAGAGCTTGGAGCGGTACTTCGAGTACGACCAGATCGCCACGCGCTTCATTGAGGAAATGGACGTGGACTACCTGGCCCTGGCGGCCGCCTCCGTGCTCAAGCTGCCCGCTGCCTAAGCGGCCTGAGCAACCACGGAACACACAAACCACACGAAACGATTCACGAAAGTAAAAGCATGAAACGATTCACCTCTCTCCTCGCACTCACCGCACTGCTCGCGCTCGCGCTCCCCGCGCTCGCCCAGTGGGACGGCTACCTCACCAAAGCCGGTGGCGGCACCGGCACTACCAACGCTGACGTTGCCTTCGGCGCGTCGGTCGGCAAAACGGCCCGCCTCGTCGGCCTGGACTGCCGGACGGACCTCACCACCGCGGCCATTTACCTGGCCAGCGGAACAGAGCGTCACTACCTCGGTACGCAGGTCACCACCGCGCTCACGAACTTCCCCACCACGAGCGTGGGTACGGTCGCGATGGGAGACATCCTGGTCATCCAGACGCCGGCCAACGTGCTCTATGTGCGGACGGCCTATGGGGTGACCGGCACCACGAACATCGCGACATACGAAACGGCGGGGGCCACCATTCCAGTGGGCTCCTACATCTACCGGTGTTCGGACATGATGACCCTCACGGCCTGCACCACGAACAACATTCTGTTGAACGGCGAGTGTTTGAAATCGTCGCTCAAGCGTATGCCCATCGCGGTCCGGATCACCGGCACGGCCGGCTGTTCGATCCCAGCCGCTACTGTCAAGTACGAATAACCCCACGTGCCGAATCACTGCGACTGGTCCCGCGCGATTCGGCTACCGGGCCTCGGGCGGCGGGGGCTGCCCGAGGCCTCACTTGAAAACCTAGATCGCAAATAGCCGATGGGAAACGAACCGAAAACTGAACCGGCCCAGCAGGCGCCCTTCGCGCGCCGGCCCGTATTCCACCGCGCGCTTTTCGCCCGCCCGCAGACCCGGCGCCGGATCCCAATGCCCGGAGGATTCATCGGCGGCGATGCCCGGCCAGCCGTGAGCTTAACCCCGACGGAACAGAGAAAAACCGGACCATGAAACACACCCTTGCAATCCTCCTGCTGGTCGCCTGCAATTTGCTCACCGCAGGTGCAGCGACAATTACCGGCACCGTGCAGGACGCCACCGGCACGCCCTACACCGCCACTTGTAATTTCTATCCGATCGGCAATCCCAAACTCGATAGCGGGGTGGTCTATACCCGCAAGATCGTCTCGGTGGTGGCCACCAACGGCGTGTTCTCCGTCGTGCTCGCCCAGGGGGATTACCGCGTCCTGATCGACGGTCAGAACCAGATCCTGATCTCGGTGCCTAGGGACGCGAACACCTACTCACTCGAGAACGTCACCACCTCGAACACC